CGCAAGGGAAGGAAGGCGTGTTGAGGTCTCGCAATGACAACAACGTCGAACGCGAAACCCGCTGGGCCGACCATCCCAGCCACCGGCACGACCGTGCCGGAAGCGCAGCCCGCGCAAACTGCCCCCCAAAGCGCTGGGGAGGCAGGGAAAACTGAGCCCGCCAAATCTGGCGACCAGAGGGCCAAGCTGACCAAGCTTGGCCCATCTGACGGAACCGATTGGTACAACAAGCCGGGTGCCGTGGAACACGTTTATGAGTACAAACACTCCTGCAAGTGCTGCGGGTATCGTCCCATATTACGTGCAACACGCTGCGCCCACGTGACGACAGCTATCAACGCGACGGTCTACTACACCCCCGCCGCCGCAATGTTCGTCAGCAACACCAACAACACGCTCGAGCAAGTCATGGCAGAAGAGCCACCTGCTAAGAGGCGCAAGTTGGACCCACTTGTTGGCGTTGAACCAAACCCCGGCCCCCCGGGTGGAAAGGGGGGCGCCCACGGTTACCCGTCGTTCAAGTTCCACGGAAACTACGGAGGACCCGGGTACAGCAGTGGAAAGTTCACAGACACACCAGACTGGGCCGTCCCGGCGACCGATGAGGTCGACGAGGTCTTCAAGAAACATGACCACGACTACGGGACGATGACACACCAGCAAGCTGACGCTCTGGCGGTGACACGCCTCAAGAAGATCAGCCCATCTGTCTCCACACGCTATGCTAAAGCGCAGATCGCAGCCCTCGGCTTCCACGTCAAGTCGTTGGCAGCGGAAGGCCCGCCCGACCGCGTTAGCTACCCATGGGACGACAAGCTCAGGCCGACGCGTGTCCGTGAGGGCAAGCGCCGCCAAAGCACCCCAAATCCTGCGCCAGCCCTGCAGGAGGGAGGAAGGCCGCTATCAGCGGCGGACGATCCGGTTACATTAACCTCTGCTGGGATGGCTATCCACCCCAACCCCGGACCGCCCAAATCTCATAAGGGAAAACGGAGTCGGAGCGCCTCGCGCAAAGGAACACGAAAGCGAAGCACATCACGCAAACGAGCGCGATCAGCCCCCCGCAGCAACAAGGGCCGCAAGAGTAGTTCCAAGAGGGGCCACGGACCTCAAGCAGGCCCAGGCAGCCGCGGCAAGGGAGCCAGCGTTAGCGCTGGGCAACGGGCGCAGAACCAGCCCTTTCGGCGCACTGACCTGCTTTTCAGTGGCACAGTAAACGGCAGTTCGGCGCCTGGAACTGTGCTCTACTCCGCTGCCGTTAACCCAAGCGGCAAGGCCGTCGGCCTCTCCAACTCCATCATCGCTGAGTATTTGAACTACGAGGCGGCAAAATGGGAACAGTTCGACTGCACTGTGGAATTCACTGTAAAGGCCACAGGCGCCATGACCGTGTCCGGCACTTTCACCCACGGCGTTGACTCAGACGTCACGGACGTGCTACCAGGCGGCACCATCGCCGCAGTGCAACGCCTCACTGGGCAAGGAGGACACACGTCGACGTTTGCCAAGGGAGGCTCCGTAGGCTACAACAAGCTCAACAGCTCAAAGAGCCAGTCGAAGTACTGGGTGCAGCCCGCGAGCGACTCAGACTCACGCTCAGTGGCAAAAGGGAAGTACTGGCTGATTCTGAACGACCCCACGGCCTCCTACTTCTCCACAGGGGCCGGGCAAGCGGTGGACATTCGATTCCAGGTGTTCGTAACGTACACGTTCAGGTTCTTCAACGCTACACTTGAGCTACCCAATTCCCTCGCAGGCACTGACTCCGGCCTCGTTCTCAACCAAGCGGCAGGCGGCACCGCGACTGATCCCCTCAACTTCGCAGCCCTCAGTACCGCCGTCATCGACCCGAGCACGGTGCCGTCAGCGCAAAACGACATCTGGCTGACCAACAACGGGATCGACGACTACATTGTGTTTGGGGTGGGCGCAAACGACAACACCAACTACGTTGCAATTGTAGTCGGGTGTTCGGGAACGTCCCCGGCCCTCACCAGCGCAACCCCGGGCGGTGGCGCGACTCTTGTGTCCGCCTCAGAGCTGTACGCAGGGACGGTGGCTGAAGTCGTCTACTCGTTTGTCGTTGGGCTGGCAAGCACCAGCGCCCCAGTGGCCTTCAGTGGCGCCTGGAAGAAAGTCACCGGCGGCTTCCAGCAGCAACTTGGCACTGTCCCCATCCGCAACTACGGCTACATCTCGTTCCACGGGACAGGAGTGTTCGCAAACAGCACCCTGCAGATCACAACGTACCAAAATTACATCCCGACAGGAACTGACAGGATGTTCCTGTCTGCCGGGCCTGGAACCATTGAACATAAGCACACCATGGACTGGGACTACATGGGCCCGTTGGAAGCCCA